TTACACCAGATGGATCTTTAATTTTACCTGCACAGATTTTAGATGCGTAGGCATTAGCATAGGCGCTAGGGTATACCGCAAATTTTCTTTTTGCTGCTGCTTTACCTCTTGGACATAGTTTTGTCATTAAGACCTCGCTGTTTGTTTGGCTCGTCTAAAATTAGCTGCTGTAGGTGCACCCTTTGCACCTTTCTTTCGCATTTTACCACCACGTTTTCTTTTAGCGTGTATATTTGCGTATAAACCTTTGCCAGCCATTAGCCGATCACCTTTTTCTTATTTTTCATTTTTTTGACAACTTTTTTCTTTTTGCTGCCAGGTTTTTTAATTACACCTTTTGCAATTAAAATATCCTTTTGAGTAATTTTACCATCACCAGACATATCAGGAAAGCTACCTTTCTTGTACATGCCTCTTTTCATCATTCCGCCACCCATGGCTTTCATTCTAGATGGTTTAATTTGTGTGTTGTATCTTCTATTTGCCATTATTTTTTTCCTCCGTTCCTAAATATTTGTGTCCCCTTTATACCAAAAATGCTCGCCACGACAAGGATCCATAAATTCGTGAACCAGCTCGGAAGGGTAGAAAAATATTCAAAGAATAATTTTACCTTTTCCATCGCAGTTGGGTCGTCTGATAGAACTGCCCAAGCCAATACTATAATCGGAGCCGACAAAATTATCAACACAAATTCGTCTTTCCAGTCCGATTGTCTGGCTTCCAACAATTTGCCTTGGTAAGCTTCCTCTCCTCGGGCCATACGCTCTGCATGCATAAGCTGTGCATCAGACATAGCCATCTTTGTTTTCTGACGATTAGAATAAATCTTAGCGCCAGCTTGCATCGCAATCTTTGCTAAACTAAACCACGCCATATTAGTACCACTTAGCTTTTCTTTTCTTCTCGCCTAAGATATTTCCTTGACCTTGAACCTCTGCTTCTTGCATTTCAGATGGATCAGTAGTTTCAATCTCTTTTCCACCTTCAACATAACCATCTTTGTTCGTAAACATCTCATGGTTCAGGCCTTTTTTGTTTTCTTCTGCCATATTAGCTCCTTTTCTTTTTAATTCCTGCTTCTCTCAAAGCAATTGCTATAGCTTGTTTCCTATTTTTAACTTTTTTATCAGATTTTCCAATAGAAAGCTCGCCTTTTTTGTACTCTCTCATAACTTTAGCTACTTTTTTCTCTTTTTTAGTTTTTTTTGTCATCGTCTCTCGCTATTATTACACTTCCAGCGCCCATATCTTTAGCATTTGGCAGTGTTTTTGATAAAATTGTCTTTTCTATTGATGTATTAGCTCTTAATTTTGCTAATTCTTCGTTTTGCTCTAGTTTTTCATCTTGATTTTCTTGATTCATCATTGCTCTCATCTTATCAAGGTTCAATCTCTCTTCTCCTTCTTGTTTTTTTCTAGCATTTTCTTGTGCTTGAAGGTCTAATTCTCTAGCTCTTAATTTTGCAATAGGATCATTATCAAATTGTGATGTGATTTTCTTCTCTTCTCGCATAAATTCACCCATCATGTCAGCAACTAGTTGTGCTTTTCTTGCTTCAATTTTTTCTGCCATCATTCTAACTTGATTTTGCATGTTTGGATCTTGCATTGCTTGAGGATTTTGTTTCATCACCATAACTTGTTGTATTTCATTTCTAAATTCTACTTCAACTTGTTCTTGTGCCATCAAAGAAATGTGTTCGAAACAATTTTTTTCTAACGCTGCCATAACTAAAGGATTGTTTCTAGCCATGTTAGTTGCCATAAAATTTAAGTGAGCGGTAATGTGCGCTCTGTGGTCTTGACCAGGGAAAGCTCTAAACGGTTTCCCAGCGAGAGCATCAATATGCTCTAGCGCTGGGTCCTTCGGTGTGGGGATAGCTTGTGGTTTTAAAATTTTGTCTATGTCTTTTACACCCAAAGCTTCATACATGTTTCTATACGCTTGATACAAATTGTGTATTTGTGGGTTGGATGTTGCCAGCTGCAGTTCTGACTGTGCGAGGGAAATACGCTGAGTCTGAGAAAATATGTTTGGATCTGCAACTGGCAATATATCTACTCTGTCGTCAAAATCAGATTGTTTAATCATTCTTTGACCACCAACAACATCGTAGGGATATTCTTGAGGTAGATATAACTTGAAAACTCTTGCTAATATTTTGAATTCTTTTTTTAGTGATGCATATATTCTTTTATGAATGGCAGACATTGTTCTGCTGCCTCTCTCTAGCAATGCTACGGTCGTACCCACAGCTGCCTGTTGATTACCCTCACCTACTTGCAGATCGGCTATTGAAGCGAATCTTTGACCTGCAGATACTACGACGCCCATAAGTTGTAAGAGAGTTTGTGACGGCTCTTTAAATGGTAACATCATAAATGAATCTCTGATGTTTCCTCCTGGTGCATCCACGTCTCTAAATTCTCCTGGCTGAATGCTTTGAGCGTCGTCTCTTATTCTAATACCTCGTTGTTTAAATCCTGCAGGTAAATTTGATAGTGTTCCTGCATCTAGTAGTTGTCGTAATGCAGCCGTAGCTGTTCTTGATAATCCACCAATCATGTGTATCAAACCAAAACCATAAAATCCTAATCCTGGTAAAAATTTAAAATGTACAAAGTAATCTATTTTATTTCTTAATGGATCACCTATTTCATAATTTCTTCTTATTGATAAAACTTCTCTAGAGTTTTCTTCAAGAGTAACCACATAAGGAAGTTTAATTCCTGTTGGTTCACCATCTTGTCCCATGTCTTCAAAACCCTCTAAATCAAGATTAACATGGCACTCTAATAAATTAAAAACATCTTCATCTCTTCCTTTAGTTTCTCCCTGAAGTTCACGTTCTTTTTTTTCAACTTCAGTTTCGTTTACAGGTCCTGGTTTTAAATCTATGTCTCTGTAAAAACCAGCTACTTGTTGTTTTCTTAATTCGTTTTCAGATATTTGTACGCGATGAATGATAGACTCCGCATCATCTAATGAGGTAGCTGTATACGGAACGATCAAATCATCAGCGGGTACAAATTTAGAGCAAGCCATTTGGGCTGCTTCATCGTAGTAAACTTTTTTAAAAGCAGATCCTGCTAATGGTAAATGAAACAGTAAAGAATCAAAATCAGGTTCATAGTCTGTCATTTTTTCCATGATTTGATAATTCATAAAATCTTTTACTCTTTGTGATTGTTGTTCTTTTGCCGGTGTTGGCATTCCTAAAATCTGTGTTCTAACTGGTCCATTTGCTGGTAATAATTCTTTGTAAGCTAACGCTTGAAACTGTGTAACAGCTTCAGCTAATACAGGGTGAGTCGCTCCGCTTGCACCTTGAAATGGTTCTGTTCTATTATCGTATTTAAATCCTAAAAGATCTAAACCCTCTCTGTAACCTCTTTCCCAATCTTTTCTAGAATTTTTATAGTCTTGATAATTTTGATACAAAGAAGTTCCAAGTCTTCCAAGAATATCATCAGGTAAATGTTCTGCTAAATTATCGTAGTGATTTTCTCCGCCCTCAACAGATCCAATAGATGGATCGTAGTTTATGTCAACTGATCCGTCTTCGTTTTCTGTAACCTCTACAGGATTACCTCTTTCATCAACCTTTTGTTGCTCTTGTTCTTGAGCAATTTCAATTTCTTCAGGTGATGGTACTTTTATCTCTTGCTCTACGTTTGGAAGAGATTTGTCTATGTCTGCCATTTATTTTCTCCAATTTTACAGGTTTAACAGTATTATAATTAATAAGCAAGCCCTGAGGCTGTGGCCCTCTTTTAGGGGGTATAGTTTTAGTTAGTTTCATCTGGTTTATCCATATCTCTTATCATTTCACTAAATTCCTCATCTAACGGCTCCTCATCAACAAACTTGCCCTCCTCAAGAAATTCACCTGTTTCTTCATCAAAATAATCACGTGTTGTTCTTTTGCCTTTACCTGTAAAAGTATCTACTTCAGTGGTTGTTCTAAATCTACCTTTTGAAAGAGGGTTATCTGGTCCTAGTAAAATCATGCTTGGATCCTCTGGGTTAGGCATGGGGAATAAATCATCAGACAGCTTTTTAAAATCTATATCAGATGGTAGTGTTTCAACCAAAGCTTTTGTCCTATCATTTGCTGTTTTAAAGTTAAATTGCTTAGTATCGTTTGCAATATCATTTAAAATTGATTGATACTCTTCTGGCATAATTTTTTTAAGTTCTTCTACGTCCTCTAACGCTGTCATTAATTTATTTTTATCTGGTATGTTTTTATAAGGCGTTAGTATGTTCTCTATACCTTTTTGTTCGCCAAACATTCTAACATCATTGTAATTACTAAACGTTGAGTTCTCAAGATTTTTTAATCTATCTTTAATCATGAACATTAGTCGTAAAGGAAAAGGTCCTGTGCCTGATGCAAATCCAAGTCTAGTTGCCATGATTCCACCTTTTGACATAAAGTCTCTTGGAATATTACCTGTAATTCTATCAAAGAATCCTAAGCTTTTTTCTTCTTCCTCTTCTTCTTCTTCAATAGGTATTTCTGGTTTAATTTCTACGTCTTCAGGTAATGCTTCTTCATCAGGTGTAACTTCTAATAAACCTTTTTTTAATTGATTCTCACGAAGTTTTTGATATTCAGCTGCTTTTTCTTCTAGTCTTGTTTTAAGTTTTAAATCTTCAACTTGACCAATTAAAGCCGCTAGTCTTTCATTTTTTGTAAACTCTGGTGCAGCAAATTCTTCTGCGGGTGTATTCATACCTAATGTTTCAACTTCTTCAGCAAGAGCTTGATCAGCTCTATTTATTTTAGCCATAGCTTTTTTATAGTCACTTAAAAATCCTAAATCTTTAAGAACTTGTGCTTTTCTGTACGCATCTGCTGCTGGTGCACCAAAGCCAAGAGTGGCTACGTTAAGTGCCATTTCTCCTGGTGTACGTCCTGCGTATGTGTCTAATACAATACTAGCTGGTGCAAAGTATGTTTCAGGAAGAGCAATTCTTCCTGCAGTGGATAAAGCTTTAATACCTTTGCCAGTAGGCACACGTGATCTTAACGGATCAATAAGTTCCTCTTTAACTGCTCTAGCTGCTAAAGCGGGATCAAGGTTCATACCTGCTCTGCTATAAATTTCTTGGAGAGCTGATAATTTTTTTGTAGGAGTTATTCCTGTTTTTTTAATTAATTTTTCTGTTTCTTGTCTTATTTTTCCAAAAGTTTTTCCTTTTTTTATTTGATTAGCTATTCCTACTTGTTGTTTTACTATAGCATTTAAAAGTTCATCACCTTGAAGTCCTTTTAATTTACCTTGAGCGGCATCTAAAAGTTTTAGTCTAGAAGCATCATCTATTTTACCAAATCTATATAGCTTGTTAATATCTTCTAGTTGATAATTTAATCTCTTAGTTCCAAATGTTAAATCATCAAAAGGATTACCTTTAACACCATCAGGTCCGTGTAATATGTCTATACTACCCGCTCCTCGTGACCATCCATAACCTTTAACTTGAATCTCAGTCATGAGATCTCCAAAATTAATTTTCTTTCCTTTTTTAAAAGGATTATCAACTTCTTGATTTATTATCTTATTAATTTTTATTTGATTGTTATAAACATTAGGAAAATATTTTTGCATGTATCCTGGTTTTCGTAAATCTGCAACAGTGTGTTTTTTTCCTTTGTAAGTAATTATAGATTTTCTATATGGTATCTTAAGACCTGTTTTATATTTAATGGGCTCACCATTTTTATCAACAAATTTTACAGCGCCTTTTCCTTTATTGGCAATAAAATTTCTAAGGGCAAATTCCATTACTTTATGAGCAGGATCTCTCATAAGTTTGTTTTGACCTTTTCTTGTTATACCTGTGTATACAGGTCTTCCTTTTAAAGCTTCTTCAGCATAAGCTAATTGATCTTTCAAAGGTAAGTCTTTTAAATCTGTAAGAAGAAGTTGGCTTCGTCCTAAGTATTCAAAAAGTTTTTTGTTTTTTATATAATCAGGATTTTTATTTAAAATTCTACTTACAAAAGCTTGATCTAAATTAGTTTTGTCAGCTATATTTGCTCTCCAAACCGATGCTCTTGATGCAGATTTTACTTTAGCTTTATCTACAACAGAGATATCTACAGGCGTATCAGTAGACAATGATTCTGCAAAAACTCTATTAACTTTATCTTCTGGTGTTTCTAATAATGATAAAATAGGTTGAATTAATTTTTCTGCTTTAGATCCTCTTGTAATACCTTTCTTAGCTTGGTTTTTAGCAAAAGGATCTTTAGTTATTTTATAATATTCTGCAAAAACATCTCTTACATTTTTATATTCAGGGCCTTGGTTAAACCTTAAAACAATGTCCTCGAATAGGCTTATGTTAGGTTCAAATGAACCCCTAGCAAAATTTTCTCTCTCAATAAAATCTACAGACTCCTGCATCAAGAATGGTTTGCTTTCTTGTAAAGATTGTTCAAGAGATTCTATTCGTAATCTATCTCTCTCATCAAATAATTCTTGTGGTTTTGCCTCTGGTAAAATATCTTCTTCGATCGACTCAATGCTGTAATCAAGTGCTGAGTCTGCTAAATCAAAATTAATGTTTGCAGTTTCAGGTTCTTTAAGTTTATTAATTAGTGCTTGTCTTTTAAGAAGTTCAGAGGCCATGTTAAACCCCCATCAAATACGATAGTCCACCGTCTGCTTTGTCGTCTCTTTTAATTAAATCAAAACCATCAAATTCATCTATAAACTCTTTTGCTGCTTCCATTTCGTTTCTTGCTCCCTCTATAATATTATCAAGAGCTTCAAACTTAGTATCGTTTCTTTCATAATATTGATCATAAATTTTTAAAGGATCCATTTCTTCTTTGCCACCAGCTCTTAAGTCATCATAGTTGGATAAACTTTGCTTAATATCTTCTGGTAAATTAATTCTATCATCAGCTAACAAAACTCTTCTAACAACCGCTCTACGTTTACCCTCTGTTACAAGATCTGGACCTCTTGCACCACGACCAAAACCAAAAAATTGTTCCAGCGCTTGTAATGCTGTGCTTTCTGCTTCAGGGCTACCTGTCTCTGCTCTTTGTAATTTTTGTATAAATTTACCTTGTTCACTTTGTGGATCAACGCCTTCAGGTAAACCAAGTCTTTCTTTTAACGATGCTATGCCCTCTTCATCAACTTTAGTTTTAGTTTTTAAATCTATGACCTCTCCTGTCTCTTTTTTGGGTTGCACAAACTCTGTAGATTCACCAGCTCTTTTGTTTCTAGCTTTTATATAATTTTCTAAGTTTGCTTGATAGTTTGCAACCTCTTGTGAGCTTCTGTTGCTTAACTGAAACGGAGCGTACTCCATTAATTGTGATTCTATGATGTCAAATGTTTTATCATCTTCAAAAGCTTTTAGGCTATACTTGGCTTTTGTTGGTGCGTTTACATCAAACTTTTGTGGTTTGATTACGTTTGCTTTTGTACCAACGATTTGGTTTACAAAATTTTTACCAAACGCTTTTTGCATTAACTCTAATAATCTGAAAGGGTTTTGTGCCATTAATAATAATTCCTTTTAGTTTTCATTATCTTTTCCTCTTTTTCATCGTCAGGGTGTAAAACAAAACCACCCTGTCTGAAACGCATGATGGCTTGAGTTGTCGAGTCAACCAAATCGTCATGCTCACCAAATGGAAAAGCCGCACATTCCTCGATCACTTCTTCAGCAAATTCCTGGTTCGGAGCCCATATCATACCAGATTCAAATAAAGGTGCAACCGAATTAACGCGTGTATGCTTATCATTACCTTTTGACGGAGAGAAGTTGACTACAGGTATTCCCATCTTTCTCAACTCATCAGTCAAAGGTTGACCTGAAGCCTTTGATTCGATGATTACCGTATCAGGATCCCAATACTTCCATTGCTCAAAAGCTATCTGTTTTAACTCTGGAAAATCATATCTGCCTTTTTTCGCATCTAATAATATTAAACTCGCAGGGCTATCATCATTTAAATAAAACACACCCCATGTGGTAATTGCAGAATAGTCAGCTGTTTGTTTCTTACCAAACGCTGTATCGTAAGATTGTATGACATGCTTTAGTGCAGGTATCCAATCCTCTTCCCACTTCTGCCACCACTCTCGTTTGATTATTGCTCCTTCTTCTGATGTTGGGTTCTGCATGTACTGAGCATTCCATTTCTGAATACCTGTAGATGCTTTGACTGCTTCTAATTCTTCTAGCTTCCAATACTCTGGCCACAAAGGTTTGCCGCTTGGCATGATGGCAGGAAACTCTATAATCTCCCACTGATCAGCTTTGGCTTCTCGCTGCGTGCCTAACAGCATACCTGTAAGATCTTTTGTATTCCATCGTGTCATAACTAAAATAATTGCACCGCCTGGCTGGAGACGTTGACGAGGACCTGACGTATACCATTCGAAAGTTCTCTCCATGGCATCTCTGTTCATAGCGTCTTGTTCTGTGTGCGGGTCATCGATGATAAGTAAATCTGCACCACGACCTGTGATCGCGGAGCCGACACCAGCTGCATAGTATTCACCGCCTTGTTGTGTCTCCCATTTACCTGCGGCTTGCGAATCTTCTCTGAGTCTAGTTTTAAAAACGGATTGATACTCGGGACTATCTAAGAGTTGTTTTGCTTTACGCCCGAATCTAACAGATAGTTCTGTGGTGTTAGTAGATTGAATAATCTTGAGCTTCGGGTTTCTACCCACCATCCAAGCGGGCAGCAAGT